AAATGCTTCATATTCGCGGAGCCTTTCCTACGGCTCTGGGAGGACAGTCTCCCCTACAGGCGGCGGCGGGAGTGTTTAGATCCGCCCATAACGCGGATATGGCCGCCGGGAGACAATGGGCTCAGGGAATGAGGCCTTCTGGTGTCTTATCCGTAGATAAGCCTCTGGACAAAGCACAACGGAACAAGCTTAAGACGATCCTCCGCTCAGAATATCAGGGAGCAATTAACGACGGCGTCCCGGTTATTCTAGATAATGGCGTCTCTTGGTCACAGCTATCGATCTCTGCCAAGGACGCCCAAATGTTAGAGAGCCGCTCTTTCTCTGTCCTAGAGATCGCGCGGATCTTTGGCGTCCCTCCGTTTATGATCGGACACACGGAGAAGTCTACTTCGTGGGGGACTGGACTGGAGCAACAGGTCTTAGCCTTTATTAAATTCACTCTCCGCCGCCGCGTTAAGCGGATAGAAAAAGCTTTAATGAAACAGCTCCTAACTCCACAAGAGCGAAGCCGTGGGATGTATATTAAATTTAATATCGAGGATCTCCTCCGGGGAGATACCGTCGCTCGCGCTAACTTCTACGAGAAAATGACACGTAACGGACTTATGACTATAAACGAGGTCAGAGATTTAGAAGATCGTCCAGCTATTGACGGCGGCGGCGTTGCAAGGGTACAAATGCAAAATATTCCTGTCGCGGAGGCGGACGGCAGTATCACAGGAGGAGAAGATAATGTCGACGAATAATAACTCTGTTTTCGACTTACAGTTTAAGGAAGTCTCCGACGAAGGAGCTTTCGAAGGTATCGCCTCGATCTTTAATAAGGTCGATCACGGCGGCGATATGATCCTCCCCGGCGCGTACAGTAAAACGATTAAAGAGCGCCGGGAGCAAAACCGGATAATCCCTTTCCTCTGGCGACACAGGGAGGAGGACGTTATCGGCGGGATCACGGACTTAGAAGAAAGAAAAGAAGGCCTCTGGGTTGCAGGGACAGTCGTCCCGACTATGTCGGAGCTTTCTAAAAAAGCCTATACGCTAATGAAAAAAGGCCTAGCGAGATCTATGTCTATCGGATATATCGTCCCGCCCGGCGGCGCTACTAAAGAGCGCGGGATCCGTAAGATCAAAGAATTAGATTTGAAAGAGATAAGTTTCGTCCCTATCGGGATGGATCCTTACGCGAATATGACGGCGGTTAAATCGCTAACTGATATTCGCACAAAGCTTGCAACCGGGGAGCGGTTGAGCGAGAGAGAGTGGGAGATAATTCTTAAAGAGAATTGTAATCTCACTAACTCAGAGGCGGAGCGGGCTATCCGTGTAAACCTCAAGAAAGGTCTGGGGGATCCAGACAAGCCAAACAATGACGCGGCGGAGATCCTTAAGGATATTCGAGCGTTAATCACTTAATCGAGGCTATCCCTCACACCAAAGAAAGTAAGTAAATGAAAACACTATTATCACGTAGCGCCTTTATCTCCGGTCTTATGCTCGGTATGGCTCACCTATCCGCCGCTGGCCCTCTTATGGAATATAAGGAAGACGAAGCCGTCTCAATGGAAGATATCAAAGACGCGATCTCCGAATTAGGAAAATCCTTCGACGCGAAACTCTCCGACGTCCGCGACAAAGCGGAAAAGGCATTAGGCCAAGTCGAGAGCGGCGAGAAGGCGACTAAAGGTTTTAAGGAAGAGCTCGACGAAGCTCTTACGAATATGAACGAGACTAATACAGCGTTCAAAGCCTTAGAGCAGAAATTCGCTAACGTAGGGCAACAGACAGAAGTTACTCTAACGGCGGGTCAAAAGTTCATTAACGCGGAAGAGTTTAAAGCCATTACAGGGCAAGGCGGAATGGGCGCGGCTTCTAAGATCGTCGTTAACTGTAAGACGATTACGTCTCTTACGACGGACGCCTTAGGCTCCGCCGGGGATCTCGTCGATAGTCAACGTATCGTGTCCCCTATGGCGACGCTTCCTAATCAACGCCTAACGATCCGGGATCTTCTCGCTCAAGGCCAGACTAGCGCGTCCTCTATCGAGTATGTCCAAGAGACAGGCTACGAGAATAATGCGGCTATGGTAGCGGAAGGCGAATTAAAGCCGGAGAGTTCTCTTAAGTTTGATCTTGTGACTACTAAAGTCCGTAAGATCGCTCACTTCATGGAGGCTTCTATGGAGATCCTAGACGACGCCGCTGGCCTTCGTTCTATGATCGACGGACGTCTTCGTTATATGTTGAAATTCAAAGAGGAACAACAGCTTCTAAACGGCGACGGGACAGGACAGAACCTTCTAGGGCTGGCCTCCGGCGCTACAGCCTTCGCTCCAGCGTTTGAAGTGGCAGATCAGTCAAATATCGACGTTATCCGCCTAGCGCTTTTACAGGCGTCTCTAGCGGAGTTCCCAGCTTCCGGGATTATTATCCATCCTACTAACTGGGCGGATATCGAAACGACTAAGGACAGCGAAGGCCGTTACATTATCGGAAATCCACAAGGGACAATCCGCCCGACATTGTGGAGCGCTCCTGTAATTGCGACACAGGCCCAAGGGATTAACACCTTCTTAACGGGAGCCTTTGGCATGGCCGCGCAGATATTCGACAGAATGGACGCGACGGTTATGGCGTCGACAGAGGATAAGGATAACTTCCGGAAAAACCTCGTTACGATCCTATGTGAAGAGCGTCTCGCTCTGGCGATCTATCGTCCTGAGGCCTTTGTCACTGGTGACTTAGATCCGCCTACGGCTATCGCCGCCTAGACTTCGTCTTAAAAAACAGTAAAAGGAAGCGGAGGAGAGATCCTCCGCTTTTTTATTATGTAAAATCAACAGGAGAAGATAATGACTAAAAAGCTTTTTGTAACACTACGAAACCATGAAGGCGACAAGTCTTATAAGACAGGCGACTACAGAGAGGCGACGGCATCCGTAGTTAAGCACTTGATCCCCAAAGTCCTCCGGGAAGCCACAAAAGAAGAGATCGAAGAATTTAAAAAAGGATCTCTCTCTGTCGGAGCAAAACCTCCGGAGGATAAAGCTCCAGCTCCAGAGGCAAAAAAATTAATCGACATTAAAGGCGTAGGAGAAGGGACGGCGAAGAAGCTAGTCGAAGCCGGGATCGACACAGTCGACACTCTAGCGGGCTTGACTTCCGAACGTGTCGAAGAGCTCTCCGGCCAGCTTAATCTCGATATGGCGGCCCTAGTCGCCTCCGCTACAGAATTACTCGCCAGCGAAGAGGAAGAGTAGCTCTCTTAAAAACCAATACCGGGGGAGCGGATCTTCGCTTCTCCTCTAATTTAACAATAGGCTTTAAAATGTTTACAGATCTCGAATTAGTTAAGACACAATGTAAGATCGACGAGGACGAAGAAGATGCACTTCTCGAAGTTTATATTAAGGCCGCTACGACATATTGCGAAAGATACACTGGGAAGATTTACTCCGCGCGTCCGGAGACTTACTCCGTCCATTGTTTCGGAGATCGCGTCGAGATCCCCGTCGAGCCTGTATCGAGTATAACGACAGTCCTCTACACGGATCCGGAGGGTAACGAGCAAAATATGGATATAGAGGAGCTCCGGTTAGTAGGGAGTAGGATCTATCCAGCTATAGGACTATCCTTCCCAGAGATCTTGCACCCGTCCTTAGTCTATATCACTGTCGAGATAGGCGACGAAAGCGACGCCGTCCCGGAGCATATACAACAGGCCGCGCTATTGCTTATTGGTCACTGGTACGAAAACCGCGAGACAGTCGCCGTAGGGACGATCTCGTCCTCTATCCATATGACGACGAGAGCTCTGTTAGATCTAGATAGAGACGAGCTCTCGTAATGGCCGCCGGGAAGTACGATAAGCGCGTCGAGATCTTAACTCGCTCCGCCTCCAGAAACGCTATGAAGGAGGAAGTTGTATCGTGGAATAGTGGATCTCCTAACAAGAAGCTTTGGGCGGAAGTCCAGCGCGGGACAGGCGGAGAGCGCCGCGTAGGAGCCGCTCAGGAACAAGCCTCGCTCCCAGCGACTATATATTTCAGATATACGGAGTTTAGCTCTGGTATCGCACCAGACACTCACAGATTACGGTTTGACGGGAAGGACTGGGATATAGTAAGCGCGGCGGAGGGTGATCGCCGCCGCCGGGAGTGGCTCGTCGTCGCGGAAGCCCGCAATTAAACGAGAGGTCTATCCCCATGAAAACAGTTAAAACCCTAAAGAAACACACTAACGGACACGGCGATCAATTTGTAAAACCTAAGGGAGCCGTCTATAAGCATCCTAACCCGGACGCCGACGTCGCCGCCGGATTTATAAAGGTTGTAGAAAATGCTGACAGTAAAAATAGAGGGGGCAAGGGAGATGGAAGCTCTGCTGTTTCAACTAAAAACAGCAACAGCAAAAAGTCTAACTAGACGGACAATGTTTAAAGCTCTGGAGCCTGTAAAGGTCTTCGCGAAGCATAAGGCTCCAGAAAGATCCGGAGAGCTCTCCGATAAGATAGAGATCTCCACAAAAGTAAAACCTCGCGCCTCTAAAAAATCCCCTGTCGAAATATATGTAGGCCCGGACAGATCCGCCCGGCAAGCAATCCCTCAAGAATTCGGAACAATACACCACGGAGCGAGCCCATATCTCCGCCCAGCGTGGGACGCTAAGAAGTTCGAAGTCTTGGTTAATTTTCAAGAGGGCTTGTGGGATCAACTCTACAAAGCTATCGAGAGACAGGAGCGAAAGATCGCTCGCGACGCCGCGAAGCTTAAGGCTGGAGGATAACGATATGAGTAGCTTTAGAGTAGACCTTATAGGATATCTTCATTCTAAGCCCGCGCTCGCTCTGACAGTGGGAAAACACAGTAAGGACAATGATCCTTTAATATCATGGGTAACGCGGCCAAATATACAGGATCTCCCGGCTATCACTCTCCGTCTTGTCTCCCTCGTCGAGGTGTTAGAGCAAAGAGGCCGGAGCCTTCTGGAGCCCGCTCGCGTCCAGTTTGATCTCTTCGGGAATACAGTAACAGAGATCGACAAAATGACGACGGCTCTAAGGGGGCTCCTAACGCCGTCTAAGACAGCTTTCGCGCCTGTAGAATTCGGCTCGACGATCTTCGAGAGGTTTTATATGGATAGCTCGCGAGATCTTCCAGTCGAGGATCTAAAAGGCGGAGCTCGCGTCTATCACGCCTCTATAGACTTTATGGTCTATTACAAAGCGAAGGCGGCTCCAGCCTCTTAAGATAATTCCCTCTTGTTAAATTTTATAATTTATGCGAATTCTCACCTATTGTTTTTAATGCGTAACACTGGAGAGACATATGTCGAGCGTAGTCGAAGGAATATTAGGCGGAGGTAATACTCTCAAATTAACCAACAGCGCCGGAGCGTTACAAGAGCTCTTGGGAATTAAGACGGTTACGCCTCCAAACTTAACCGCGTCGACTGTTGATACAACGGATCAAAAGGACGGCGGTGTCGATTGCTTTTTAGTCGCTCGCCTTAATCCCGGCGAAATGGCTGGGACTATTACTTACGTCCCCGGCAATGCGGACGATATCCTTCTCCGCGAGCACTGGGCAAGTAGAGAGAAGCGCCCCGCTGAATTAGCAATGCCCGGAGATCCGGATCAAACTGTCGCCGCCTCTGTCGCTGTTATCGCGTATTCACCTAACGACGCGGACACTGGATCCGAACGGACAGCATCATTTACGCTTAAGGTTTCCGGCCTTCCTTCTCAGGGCGATAGCTAAAAATGAGCGTTAAGACTTTCCCGTTAGGAGATCAAAAGCACATTCTCCAGTTTGACGTTAACGCGGTCTGCGAAGCGGAGGAGGTCTTTCAAGAGGACATTAGTTCTGTCTTAGAAAATAAAGACAGAATGAAACAGTCGAGGACGATCCGCGTCCTCCTCTGGGCGGCCTTGCTGGAGCATCATCCAGAGATAACCCTCCGGGACGTCGGGAAGCTTATCGAGGAGCAAGGGATGGACGCTATAGGCAAGTCCATTATTGGCGCGTTACACGTCGCCTATCCAGACAAGATTAACGCGGACGGCTCTCCAAAAAAAAAATAGAACGCGATCCCAGCTTTAAAGGCTGGGGACGCTCTTATTATTTTTCCCTCCTGTCAGAATGGACGGCGGCGGGATTTAATCCGGAAGACTTCTGGAAGCAAACATTCAGGACATACGAAGCGATTATGCAAGGCGCGACTATGCGCCATAACGCGGCTCATAACCTCTCTGTCCAGACAGCATTTTTAACAGCTCTATTCTCCCGGATGGATAAGCCGGAGGTCTATAAATATCTCGTAGACTTGAAAACAGGCGAGCCTCTTAGTAAGGCGAAGGGGCAGAGCGGCGGCGAGATCCCGGCGCAAGAGGGCTTAGGTTTGTGGTTTCACGCATTTAAGGCCTTAGGAAAAGAGTAGGAGAGACATATGTCGAGCGCAACTATCGGAGCCCTCCGGGCGGTATTCGGAGCTGATACGGCGGCCTTTGAAAAAGGGACGGACAAGGTCGCTCGCGAGATCAAGCGGACAGAGCGTAACTTTAAAAAAATGGGCGAGCGTACCAAGCGCATAGGCTCTGCTCTCTCTATCGGATTTACGGCTCCTCTGGCGCTAATTGGAATATCGAGCACGAAAGCCGGGAAAGATCATAGAGAGGCAATGGCGCAAGTCGAAGCGGGTCTTAAGTCTATGGGATCCGCCTCCGGCAAAACGTCTGCGGAATTAAAGAAGTCCGCTATCGAGCTAGAGGGTTTAAGTAATTTTAACGCGGACGAAGTCCTTAGAAAAGTTACGGCTAATATGCTTACGTTTGGGAACGTCTCCGGGACAACATTCGATAGAGCGCAACAGGCCGCGCTAGATCTGTCGGAGCGTTTGGATCAAGATCTTAAGGCTTCTACTATAGCCGTCGGAAAAGCACTTAACGATCCAGTCTTAGGCTTAACAGCTCTCTCCCGCGTGGGAATTCAGTTCTCAGAGCAACAGAAAAAAATGGTTAAAGATATGGTCGCCGCCGGGAACGCCGCCGGAGCTCAGAATATAATCCTTAAAGAGCTGGAGAAACAATACGCCGGATCCGCGAAGGCCGCTCAGGATGCCGTCCCCGGATCGGATCTAGAGGACGCCTACGCACGTTTTGGAAGGATCATAGGAGAGTTTTCCCTTAAGATCCTTCCTCCTCTTACAGCGGCTCTCACTCGCGTATTAGACGGATTTAATAATCTCTCTCCGGGGATGCAAAAAACTATTGTAATAGCCGCCGCCGTCTTGGCCGCTATTGGCCCTCTCGTCGCTGGGATAGGTACGCTTATGACAGTCTTAGCGCCGCTCTCCGCCGCCTTCGCTGTCCTCTCTGGAGCGACAGCATTAGGAGGAACCGCCGCCGCGCTAATCGCTATACTTGGCCCTATAGGCCTTGTCGCCGCCGGGTTAACAGCTCTCTATATGGGATATAAAACGCTATCCCCGGCGATACGAGATAATAAAAAAGCAAGAGACGAGCTCTACGGATTGATAGGGGATAACAAGTCTCTTTTGGATCGCGAACGAGCGACAACTCTGGAAGGCGCGAGAGCTCAGTTAAAAGAGGCAGAGGCGATCCGGGAGAATATCAAGGCTCGTCTAGAACAACAGGAGTTACTCCTTAAGAAGCAAGCGAGAGCCTTCGTCGCGTTAAACTCTAACCCGGTAGGCCGCGCCGCTGGACAGCTTGGTCTTAATAAGAAGATCGCGGAGAATATGGCGAAGACAGGCCGCGCAGTTAAGGCCGCTCGCGACGCGCTCCTCGATAACGAGAGAGCCTCTATAGATCTCCAGAAGCGCTATAAAGAGCTGGGCGGCGAAGCTGTCAAAGTCACAGAGACGACAGTCGTTCTCACTAAAGAACAAGAGGCCGCCGCCAAGGCCGCGAAGAAGAGATCTTCTGATATCATGGCCGCTCATAAATCCGCCGTCGCGTCGACGAAGGAAGAGATCGAAAACAACGCCCGGCTAACAGCGGCGTTAAAAGTCTCCCAGCGCGAATATGAATTAACAGCGGAGACGATCCGCCTCGTCGAAGACGGCTACACTGGGACAGCGGAAGCCGCTCGCGTTATGGCTGGATCTATACTCGATAGCCGCGCGGCTATGGAAGCCGCCCAGAACGCGGCGGATCTGGAGAGAGAGGCCGTAGAGAAAGCGACGGAGGAGACTATCCGCCACGCGGAGGAGCTCGCCAGAGCCGCCGCTCAGGCCGCCTCCGCTCATAACGACGTCGTAACGAGCATAGAGGAAGAGATCGCTAATAACGCGCTCCTCGTCGAAGCTCTGCGCGTCTCTCAGGCGGAGTATGATATCGTCGCGGAGAAGATCCGGATCCTACAGGGAGGCTTCCAAGGGACGGGAGAAGAGGCTCGCGCTATGGCGGAGAAAGTCGTCGCCTCCAGAGACACTCTAACCGGGTTACAGGAAGAAGCTCGCAAGACAGCGGCGGAGCTCGCAAAGACAGGAGCGACAGGCGTCGACGCCTTCACAAATATATTAGGAGCCTTTCAAGGTTTGATTAATGGTATCAAGGCCGGAGATCTGGGCTCTATAGCGTCCGGAATAGGTGGAGCTCTAGGATCCATATTCGGGAAGGATAGCACATTAGGAAAGTTAGGCGGAGCCGTCGGAGCTATATCGAGCATATTCTCGAAAGGCTCCTCTAGCTCCAGCTCCTCCAGTGATACGATTAACGGTTTCGCGAAGCCTTCCTTCGAGACGCAAGGCTCCAGCCTGTCTCCTATTGGTGCGAGTTCTTTCGCCTCCAGCGCGGCGGCTATAACGGGACGGAGTTCTCTAAAGATCGAGCTCCAGCCTTCTCCGCTATTCGAACCTTATGTCGACAAGAGAGCGGCTTCTGTCGCCGCCCCTATCGCAGAGGTTACGACAGTAAAAGGCGTCTCGTCTTATAATCAATATTCTGGAAAGAAGTCGCGACAATCACTAACACGACGAGGCCGATAAAATGATTAATCTTCCTACTACTCCAGCTCCGGCGGACTATTCTGTCTCCCTTGTCGATTATGGCTCCACGCTAACGCCTCCTCTGGGCGGCGCTGAGCAACGGATAAACAGAGCCGGATCTAAGCTTCAAATCTCCGTTGTAATGCCGCCTATGCGCAATAAGGACGAAGGACGGAGGTTTGTTACTGCGTTAATGCAAGCAAAAAACCAAGGCTTAAGGATGCCTTTTCCGCTTGGCGGTATTGATCCGGGTAACAATGTGGGCTCCCCTGTTATTAGGTTTGATGGGGAGACAGGAACGACACTTAGGTTAGAAGGGTTTACTCCGGGATTTAGTTATCTAGAAGGCCAGCCATTTTCAGTTACTGGCCCAGATGGGACAAGCTATATACATTTTATCAGGACAGCAAAAACCGCCACAGCCAGCGGAGTAAGCAATGTAGATATTTGGCCTCCGGCTCGCGAGATCTTCCAAGCTGGCAATGTTTGCAATTTTAGAATACCAGTTATAGAAGGCTTAATCGACGGGGATCCTTTAGAGTGGAATATCTCCGTCGAGCAATTCTTAGGAATTGAGTTTACTCTAAGGGAGAGAAAATAATTTTCGACGCGCCGTATATCACAGTAGGTATTTTAATTAAGCTGGAGCTCCCTAATCATACTATAAGGATCTGCGACGGCGGAGCTGTTGTTTTCAGTGGCGAGGGAGATAACGAAAGTTATGTTTATAGGTCAGAAGATCCCTCCTTTGGCACTATTGCCGGAGCGGAAGCTCTAACAGAAGGGACAGGCGACGAAGTCCCAGCGTCCTCGATAACCTTCCTTCCTAACGGAAATATGTCTTCCCAGTTCTTAACGTCCCCAGATATGCAATTCTCTCCGGTTTCAATCTGGCTCTATGAAAAAAACCAACAGTTAGGCGTTATAACTAACTACGAAGGTTACTTCTTCGGCGTCGTCGATATCCCTACTTTTAGGGAGGGCTCGGAAGGCCGTCTTATAGATATGAGGCTTGTCGCTTCGTCGGAGATATTTTTCCAAGGTAATGACGGGAATAGACTATCGGAGGAAAATCATAAGCGAATCCACGCGGGAGAGCGAGGCCTCGATAATATGACCGGGATAGAAGTTGAGGTCGCTTGGGGGACAGAGACGCGCCCTCGTAATTCAGGTACGACAGGATCTTCCGGGGGATCTACAGGCGGCGGATCTTTCTCCTCCGGCTTTAGTTTTTTTAGATAATGAGGACAGATCTACAGATAAGAGTTCAAGCGTTTAACGCTACGCGGGATCATTTTAAGGATCGTCCTTTTAAGTGGGGCTCTGTAGATTGTTTAAAGGTCGCTCGTTATCACGCTCTACAAATGGGACACAAGCCGCCAAGGCCTCCGCGCTATTCCTCTATGGTGGGAGCCGTTAGATCTCTTAAGAAAATGAACGTCGAGACGTGCGAGGATCTTCTCGCTAATTACTTCCCTAGGATCCCAGTCGCCTCCTCCGTCGTCGGAGATCTTCTTATCGTCCCCGGCGAAAATAACTTAGATGCGATTTTAATATCTGGGGGGCGTTGGGTTTTAGGGTTTCACGAAGAGAGCAACGTCTTAGAGTTTATCCTTCCAGAAAATATAAAGAGCGCCTATAGACTGTGATAACAGTTAATGAGGTAAGTTATGGCTAAGGCTCTAAAAGTCGTAGGAAAGATCGCAAGCGTCGCCGCCGTGGTTTTGGCTTTTGTCCCCGGAGGACAGCCTTTCGCCGCCGCCGCTACAGCAATCGCGGGAGTAGCTAATACAGCGGCTCAGGCATTGACCAAGCCGCAACCATCCGGAGGTCAAGTCTCCAAATCAATAATAGATACGTCCGCTCCCTCCCCGTATATTATGGGGCGCTTTAGATCTGGAGGAGTGTTAGTCCACGACGCCGCCCACGGAGCGGAATATAAGGACATACCTAACCCTAACAGAGATCTCGTCTACGTTTATTCAGATTGCGGCCCGGTGCAAGAAGTGGAAGGCTACTCCTCAGACGGAGCCTATATAGGCGTAAGCGGACAGGCGGGAGGATATTACGGCGAGAATATGGCTTTTTCTTCCCAGCTTGGACGCGTCCGGGAGACGACAGCCTTATCCGGAATTAATGGCTCTATTCCTAACTGGGGAGCTTCCTATAGGCTCTCAGGGAAGGCCGCTGGGATATTCTCTCTCCGCTGGGATAAAGATCAAAGGAAATTCCAAGGAGGTCTTCCAGATCTAACAGGAACAATAAAAGGCGTCCTCGCTTACGATCCTCGTCGTGATAGCACCTATCCCGGCGGCGACGGCCCTAACCGCTTAGGGGACGAGACGACTTACACTTATTCGACTAATCCTTCCGCCCACGCGATAACCTACCTCTATGGCCGCTACGTCACTGTCGACGGATCTCCTGTCCGGATCTTTGGCGTAGGCCTTCCCGCGTCCGGAATAGATATGGAGGCCTTTGTCGACTGGGCAAATGTTTGCGACGCTAATGGCTGGGAAGTTAACGGACGGATATTCGAGCCCGCTGATAAGTTCAATAACTTCCGCCTTATACTGGAAGCAGGAGGAGCTCGCCCGGCGCATAATTTAGGGAAGATCTCTGTCTCATATGACGCGCCTAAGATCTCCCTCGCCACATTCACGCAAGAGGACTTAGCTCCCGGCGATATAGATATCCCAGCCTCCCAAGGGATCCGGGATAAGATTAATTCAGTCATTCCTCGATATATGTCTCCGGAACATAACTGGGAATATGTCCCCGGATCCGCTGTCCAGTCTCAAACTTATATAGACGCGGACGGAGAGCTCTTCCGCCGGGAGTATCAATACTCGCTTGTTACGGATCCACAACAAGCCGCCCAGATCGCGGGCTATGATCTCGTTAACGCTCGCGAGCTGACAGACATATCTCTTACAATGAAGCCTGTCGTCCGTGTTATTCCTGTAGGCGGCGTCGTAACTTTGAATATGCCGGATATAGGATTGCAAGGTAACTACGAGCTAACGTCTAAGACGCTGGATCCTCTGGACTTCTCTGTCGCTGTCGTCTTCCGCTCAGTATCAGAAGGTCGCGACGCCTTCGCTATGGGATCTACGACGACGCCTCCCCAGATCCCGACGCTAACATTCGGAGAGGATTATGATCGCCTCGCTTCCGCCTTCTCTGGGAGAGACGACAGAGCCTCTCTCGTTAATCTAACGACATATGTTAGAGGAATTATTATCTCTGGAATTAACGACGGCTCTATAGATATATCAGATCACGAAAGGATTAACGCTTCTAATACTTCGACGGCGATTAACGGCGGATCTATAACAGGATTAGATCTCGAAACCCTTTATTATATCTACTACGACGATCCCAGCGGTGAAGGCGGAGACGTCACATATCAAGCGACGACAGACGAGGCCGCTTCCCGTTCTTCGACGGATAACCCTACTCGCTACTATGTGGGATATGTCACAACGCCCGGTGTAGGAGAGCCGCCTACGGAGGGATATGGAGCTAACGCGCCTACAGCAATCCCTCTCCGCGTCCCGGATGCGCAGAGCTTAGGAGGGATCACACATAGCGATATAGTTAATATGTTTACGCAAGTAGATGTGAGTATAAATCTTGCTGTCGCTCCTCTAGAGCAAGCGGACGCGGCGCTCGCGGACGCGGATCAAGCCATAATTACGGCAATGCAAACATTAAACACGACGTTATCTACTTCGATAAGCCAAATCGCGACAACGGGAGAGGCGGCGGATAATTTATTATCAGGGCGGATAGATAGTAACTTACAAGGGATCGAGACGTTAGAGGAGTTTGTCGACGGCGAAGCCTCTCGATTAACAAGCTTGGCTGTAAGCGCTTCTCTCTCCGGCCTCCTTCCTAACGGAGATTTTGCTACAGGTACGCTAGACGGGTGGAGTAACAACTTATTCTCTACTACATCTCTTGATAACGTTGCGGAGCTCAGGAGCGAGTTTGAAGGCCGTCCTAATGTGCTTTGTGTTAATCTCCCCGGACGAGTTAATATATATAGCACAGGGATTATTCAGGTAGATCCGTCCAAATCATATATATTAGAGGGATCATTTAAAACAACATCTACGACAGGACATATAGTTAATCTAGGTGTCTACTGTTTTGATGCGTTCGGAAATGTTATCTCTTCCCCAAGATATTCAGCCTTTCCCGTTATTGATAGTTCCGACGACTGGATTGGGATATCTGGAATATTACAAGGAGAAGGCCAAGACGCGACGCCGCCTTTAACAAACTTCCAGCCGGGGACGGTTGCTATCCGTGTCGCATTATTCGCAGATATTACAGAGGTCGCCAGCATAGGCTCTTCTCTTTATGTCGACGGATTAAATTTTAGAGACGCTTCGACAGAAGTGGAGCAAAGCTCTCGTATCGACGATCTGGACATAGTGACTTTAGATCACGCGACTAGACTATCGTCCGTCGAGACAACGTCCGGAGATAACAGCTCCTCTATATTAACTCTAAACACGACGACTGCTACGCAAGCAATCACGTTAAACACTCTTACGACAACAACAGGAGAACACACCTCGCAGATATCGACGCTCCAGCAAACGAGCGCGGACGAAGTCCTCCGGGTTAACGAGTTATTCGTAACTGCGGGAGAGAACGCTTCTAACATCACTACAGTACAGCAAGCGACAGCAGAAACGGCGATAGATATTTCTAATCTTCAAACAACAACAGGAGAACACACTACGGAAATATCGACACTCCAGCAAACTCAAGCGGACGAAGTTACTCGCTTAACATCTCTTTCGATAACAGCCACAACTATAGGGATTACGCCTAACGGCTCCTTCGAGGCAGGGACTTTAGACGGTTGGTATACGACGGCGGCGTTCTCAGTAAGCGTATCAGACAGAGCTCAATATGAATATACAGAGGAGCATGACGGCGAGCTTAATATTCTGACAGTCGCAGGAATACATAATAGACGAGATGTTTACTCGTCGCTCGTACCTATAGACACGTCCCGGACTTACCGCGTCCACGCGGTTATTAAAAACACAGGAACCGCCGCCCGCTATTACGCTGGATATAGAGCTTATAACGCGGATGGAGTGCTCCTTGCTAATGTCAATAGTGCTTTTGCTAATATAACTCTCTCCGCCGGAGACGGTTGGGAGAGGAGATCTGGAAACGCTATAACGGGCGAGGCCGCGTCCGGCTTTGGTTCTTCCTTCCCTATAGGAACATACTACCTACAGCCTTTCGCGTGGTTAAATTTTGGTAACGCCCAGACAGGCGGCGCTACTCACTTAGCGGAGTTATACATAGAAGACGTCACAGCGGAGGAGCAAGTCTTATCGCAGATCAATATATTAGACAATCTTACGGCAGATCACGCGACAAGGCTGTTAACTGTAGAGACAGCGTCCGGAGAGAATTCCTCCGCTATTAGTGATCTAAACACGACGACAGCGACGACAGCCCTCTCCGTAGAAACATTAGACACAACAGTCTCCGGGCATACATCAAGCATAACCGCCTTAAATACGACAACAGGAGAGCAAGCAACGTCGATCACAGAATTAACGACGGACGTAGGAGTTAACGCCTCCTCGATAACGACACTCCAGCAAACAACAGGAGACGCCGCCCTCTCGATCACAAGTTTAGAGACAGTGATAGGAGCGGATGATTGGCTCCGTAACGGACGCTTCACAAGATGGAACCAAGGAGCCCCGCGTCCTGTAGGTTATATCCAAGAGGGGACAGGAACCTACATAAGAGAGACGTCGATCACACGTTTTGCAAACGCCTCAAGACAGTCTTCTGTGACTAATCAAGACACAGGTATGTATTTAAGCTCCGTAGGTAGCAGTAACGGCGGCTTAGGGTCTGCCTCTCAGTCTGGAGTTATAACTCCGTTTACGCCTACTCGGTATTTTGTCTTAGAAGCGTGGGTCTATCTTGTCTCTGGATCATGGTCTGGCGCTGGATTATATGTTACACACTTAGATGGAAATTCCGGAGTAAGGTTTAGGGCTTTATCTTTTCACGCGGAGGGTTTCCCTTCTGGACAGTGGGTTAAGTTTCAACATGTTCATGATATAGGCTTCGAGCCTCCCGCAAACTGGGACGGTTTCCTTCTTCACGGAATGACTAACTCGTCACTATTTGGAGTAACCCGCGCCGCTAAAACGGTTATCTGGGGAGGGTTTTCCGCTCGCCCGGCTACAGGCCCAGAGGTCGACGCGACGTTAAATACAGCGAGCATAAACGAGATTAATATAGTTCAAGCTGGACAGGCCTCCCAGATCACGACGCTAACGTCGACGACAGGAGATAATTCGGCAACCGTCGCGCTCCACACTACAGCGATATCTACACTAGAACAGGGAGCCGCCGCTGGGATCCTCTTCCGCGCTGGAGCTGGAGGTAACAACGCCGTGTTAGAGCTCGTCTCTTACACTAACGCCGCCGGAGGAGCTGTCTCTTCTGCTCGTATTGCGGCGGATAATCTAATCCTCGACGGGACGATCCAAAGCGCTCACATAGGAGACTTACAGGTTGAAACTCTACATATAGGTGACAACGCCGTCACAGTCCCGTCGTTTAGATTTGAAGACGAAAATACTAACATGGCGTTTAATAATAACGGCGGCTCCGCCGCGAAGACGTGGATCCTAACGCAAAACCACACTTCCCCGGCTACTGGAAGTCCTATAAAGATCGACGTCTCCTTAGAGTTTGGAGTGTCTTCTCTTGGTAACGTCGGAGGATCTTCTGATAATGTAACACTCGTCGAGATCTTCGCGGAAGTCCAGAGATCAACAGGCCATATTGTAGCGACGCGAATATTCGGACAATATGTTTTAGACGGAGATAACACGGCTAACGAAAGGTTTAACACGATCCGTTTTGGTAACTCTCTTCCCTTCTTCGACGAGCCTCCAGCTGGCCCGGTACAATATAGAGTTTATGTCTGGGCGTCGCGGATTACAGCCTCCTCGACTATTACGGGATTTGTCCCTAATGTTAGTAATCAATATATAGGACTAACGGAGTTTAAAAAATGATGGACGGCAAGACATACGATAAACTTATCTCTACGCTCCGCTCTCATATAGTGAAGCTGATAAAGGAGGACGACGACGGCTTTATCGAGGAGAGCGAATTCCATGTTATTTGTAACTCCTCTAAAGAAATGGTTAAAAAGAAGTTCCCGGATCATGCGGACAGCGTCTCAGTCGGAGGTGAAGTCGAGGGCGATAAGCTCTCCTTCCGTGTCGTTTACCATCACGAAGACACGCGGACGGCTTACGATAGGACTGTCGTTATAGGCGTTCGATCTGTCTTAAAGGATCTCGATAAGTCCACGCTGGCCCAGATCGAGCGGCTCGTAGACAAGAGGTTAGAGAAAGCACTTAAAGAGAAGGGCTCAAAATGAAAAAACAATATATAGATCAAGGCTCACACTTCGCCGCCGCGATCCTAATCTTATTAATGTTTTATTATGGAGGAGTTATAGGATCCGCTCTAGCTGGTTTTGGCGTAGGCTTTGTCCGGGAATTAACAGAAGAGGGAGATCGCGTAACTCTCTCCGCCGCCAAGGCCGCTCTAGGATCTTGGCTAGATCTTAGCTTCTGGACGCTGGGAGGCGTCGCCGCTAAAGTCATTACTCTAGTATTGTAGCGCGCTCATAAATAGTTTAAGCCTTCTCTCGCAAACACTAAACAGGACTTTATCATGGATCAACTTACACAAGAACAACTCGCGGCATTATCCCCAGAGGATAAAACAGAGCTGGAGGCTCTAACAACAGAGGCGACAGAGACAGCTACAGCAATCGCCGCCGCCTCCGCCTATAGACTTAAACTCGCTCTCGCTGGCGCTAAGGCGGCCTCCTACGCCGTTATTCTTTTTAATCTATTAGTTAAGATCGACGGACGCTCCGCACTTGGCAAGGCTACAGCTAACGCCCTCGCCGCGTTTAATGTTGTAGGGTTAGAGCTCGATAAAGAGATCGCCGCCGCTAAAGCGCAACAAGCGGAAGCCGCCGCCCTCGCCGGAGAGGGTAACGATAGCGCGAGCTAGTTATAAATCATCTTTACTATTTTAAGTAAATCAGATTAAGAGGAGCCTGTAGATTTTATCCGGCTCCTTTTTTTTATAGGTTGATATTATTATGAGCGACGAGCAAAACGTAACCGGACTTCTAGCAATCTGGAAAGAGATAGGAATGAATATCCAAGTCTTAGGAATAGCCGGATTTTGTGGAGCCGTCGTTAAGGGACTTATCGCCCCGGAGAAAAACTGGAAGCTTAGAGCGATCCAAGCCTCCGCCGGAATTTTCGCCGCCGTCTTCCTAGGAGGTCTTTTAGGATCTCTCGTAGAGCAATTTGTAACGATCCCAGCCTATGCTTATTTAGCCTCCGGCTTTATTTGCGGTACAGCGGGAGAGGCGGCTATAACTAAAGCACAATCTAAAATCCTAGGGGAAGACAAAGGAGCACGTCTTAAACCGTCGGAGTAAGTCCTATGATAATAGCGGATCAAATCGCGAGCGTAATATTATTTATATTAGCGCTGTCAATTATTCATCAAGCGGGGCTTTGTGGAGACGGCTGGGAGCGCTTCGCCTTCTGGATCTTCCGGCTCGCTCTTGCTGTCTTAGGCCTCGCCGTGTTGATTAATACGATATTTATTATAGTTCCCGTCTCCGCTCTGGGCGGTGTTGTTTGGAAGTCATGCGTTAATATGCTACTCGTCGCGATCATCATTCTTATTAAGGTTAAATATAACCGCGTTTGACGTTATGCCGTTTCATGGTTAACACTCTCCTCGCCAATATTGGCGCAATCTTTAGGAGAGACTTTTATGATTACTGAAAAAGATCGGAAGAAAATAATAGCAGGATTATCCGTCGACAGAAACTTCGCAACGCCTACGGACATAACGCTTAAGGACGGGATCCTTCGTTATAATCCTAACTGTAATCCGCGCGACGCTTATCTGGGGACTATGGCTTTAGAGGAGGACGGTCTTAACGTCGCTTACGACGGGGATCCTGCTACGTCAGAGTGCGGGATAGATTACGACACAGATCCTCACACTGTCGTTATTATGGTAAGAGAGAACCTCTTTAAGTGATAAAGTTTATCGAGCTCCTACTTCGAAGCCTGTTAGGGCGGGAGCTCGATAACCCCTCTCCTGTAATCGCTCAGGAGCCGCGAGAGCCTGTTAAGGCATATCCGGAACAAAAACTTCCCCCGCGTGATCTGGGCGGCGCAAATCAGAGACAGCAACGAATTATAACGCCTGTCCGGAAAGATATCCCCGTTATGAACAAGAGTAAGCCTAGAACCTCCCTCCGGGGGTGTTGTGAGATAATCGCTAAAGAGGCCGTTATCCTTAATAGATATCTCGACACGGAAGGGATCTGGACAATCGGCCCCGGTGTAACCGCCGCCGCTGGAGCGGACATAAATCCTAACACATTTAAAGGCCGGATCACTCTAGAGAGATCTATAGATCTATTTCAGAAGATCCTCCCTAAATACGAGCGAATAGTCTATAACCTTATGGGCGGAGCCGCCAAGGCCGCGAAGCTTAAACCCCACGAATTCGACGCTCTCGTCTCCCTTGCTTACAATGCTGGAGATATCAACAAGCCAATGACGCGGAAGCTCGCTCGATCCGGGGACATTGCTGGCGCTATTGATATCTGGAGAGCTAACCGCGTCCTCTGGAGCCGGAGAGATAAGGAGGTCGCTCTCGCTAAGTATGGAGTTTACTCCGCTAAGACGATCCCCGTAGGCCTCGCAGATCCAAACGGACTTGTATTAAAGAGCACTTTTAAATATATGAAAATATCGAAACTCATAGAGCGGCTAGAGGATGCGGGAGGCTTTGCGTAAAATGGTAACAGGCGAAAAAATAATTATTTACGCTATCTTATCAGTCTTGTCCGTAGGGACTGTCCTGTTAGCTAAGGCCATGTACGACGGTTATCAACAGGAGATTGGATATAACGAGCGTATCGAGGAGGAGAAGCGAGCCGGAATAAAGCTCGACGAGAAATCCAATATTATCTCCGGGAAGATTGACGATATCGCGACAGCGGTTAAAGAGAAGATAGAGATCCGCGTATCTGGACAGAGCGCGGCTAATATAGAAGCCGTCCGGGAGGCGGCATATATTCAGGGCAAGCTCGAAGGAAAGAGCGAAGGCTATAAAAAAGGTTTTGACGATGCAGAGACTATTCCTAACACTTGTATTAATGACCCCGCTTTTCTTAGTGACAGGATGCGCGACGACGCCCGTAGTAGATATAAGGCGATTTTCGGAAGCCCGTCGCTTGCTGGACAAGCTCCCAGCTCCTCCGGTTTGTCAGGTAGTACCTCCGGCGCTATTGGCTACGTCCAGCCCTAACGACACTTCCTCCGGGACATTTAACACTATTCGCGACGTAGTGGAGCAAGACGCCGCTTACGGAGCCCATTGGCCTATCCTTAAAAACGACTTCGACACGCTCTCCGATACGGTTAAGGGTAACGAGAAGACGAATATAGATAACCGGGAGGACTGGGACGGATCTGTCGAGGAAATCCGGGACGCCTTCGATAAGGCGATAAAGGAGGGAGATCCCTCCTTAACTATTAATCCTTTTGATTAGGATCCTACGAAACATTGTATCTCGTCTTCCGCGTCTCTCATACCTTCGAGGACGTGGAGCTTTATAATAAGAGGAACGGAGTTCGTAGGAATAATCCAGTTTATATAAAACAGCCTAAAAGGATCGTCGCAGAAGTGGAGATCCTCGTATGTTTCACGTGAAACATTTTAGCTCTTAAGTTTTGGCCGCTTAACGTCACGTCCTCCTAAGCCTTCTACTTCGTCCGGGCTAAACACGCGATCCTCCGGAATATAGACGAAGCCTTTAGTCCATCCGGAAGGACGGATCTTCCAATTTAAGACGCCGTCTATCCTCCGCCTCCGTTTAGTTAGTACAGTACAGCGCCGTAGGAGAGATCCTACAGGGATATAATAAGCGTCTCTCATAATGGCTTAAAACGATCCCTATTCCCTTCCTCCGCTATGACGGTAAACCATTCTCTTAATTCTAGAGAGAGCCTATGGATCCCGTCGTAAGTGTCGATAACGCGCGTCGCGGCGATTGCTAATCTATTCCCGGCCTTCCTCATTTTTTGGTTATCTTTGTTAAGCATTTCGGCGAGATCCCTCTGGAGAGCCTCATCTTCCACCGCGCTTATTCGATAACCTATAGATACGGAGTAAAATGCGGCCTCGCCTGTATTCTCCTCGTATTTGCGGAGCTGATTTTGTAGATCTAAGATAATCTCCTCCGCCTCTCGTCTCCTACGCCTCTCGTCCTTTAGTGCGATCCCGGCTCTCTTTATTAAGTTAAGAAGATACGTGTCTCTTTCCATAATCTGACAGAGCGTGAAGAAGGATATAAATGGACGGAGGCCTTCGTGTAACGCCTTCTCCCTCGCGTGTTTTAATTCGGTTTTTAAATGACTGTTACGCATGGCTTACTACTCCTCGTCGTCATATTCTGGAGCGATCTCTCGCTCGACTAGCTCGATAGCTTCGTCCGGGTTTTCGCCTATCCAGCGGAGAGCGTTACGGATCTCCCGCTCTTCCTGTTTTGTTTGTTCCCAGATCTCCGGATCTATATATCCTTTAATAGCGTTTTTAATTATAGGGAGTAGGGTCTGGGGTTTAAGCGCGTCTAGTTCCCAGCTCCGCTCTCCGTGATCTGCTATATATTCCTTCGCTCTACTGTCGGAAAGTTTTGCGGGATCCGGCGGGAGATTATGCTTCTCGACTTGATCCATATTAAGAGCAATCCTGTTAACCTCTATATCGTAGAGCTCTCCGTATTTCTCTATCCGGGCTCCATTATCTCGCGTCATATCTATACCGCTAGGATCATGATCTCCTAGGTGTATAAGGACAGGGCGTTTATTATCATAATTGGCCGCTCGTCTAAATCGTTTCCCAGCATTGTAGGCCGCTGTCGCGGAGAGATATCCTTTACATGATAGCCAAGGGACGCGAAACTCGTCACACGCTCGCCGGACAACGCCCTCTTGCGCTTGTTTTTCAACCCATACCTCGACATAAACGTCCTGTCTCGCCCACATATCGAAGTTAATAAGGGTGTGAATGTCGCTCAATACGACAGAGGGTTCCTCTTGAAAGTAAGGCCTGTCGAGGACGCGGCCTTTATCCTCGAAGGCTCGCCAGTCGACGAGCCCGGCGTTACGAGCTTTAGTTAAGATATCTCCCAGCCTTTTATATTCAGTCTGTTTATTCTCGATAATTTTATAGGTAACGAGATTATAATAAACAGATCTAAGTGTAGGTTCGAAGCCGCGAAGCTCGTCTAGCGCATTGTTAGCGGCGTCTATAATAGATCGATTTTCTGGATTAGGTGTCCAGTTATCGAATTGCTCTTTCATTGTTTTCTCCTTAGATCTTGTTAAATTTGCTCTGTTTAAATTTGAGATCGAGCTTCTGCCTTATCTCCCGGATAGCGTGGGATCCGTCCTTAAAGCCTCCCTTGGGAGCCGTGACGCCCTCGCTAAACTTCTTCCGCTCGCCAGTCTTATCGTCTCGATAGGTGTTAGCATTGTCCGCGTAGAAGGCTGGATAAATAAAGGATCCCCCAGCTTTAAAGACTGTCTTAGTAACTTCCAGATATCCCGGCCCGTATATGCTATCGTTAACGCCTAGACGGACTTTCGTTATCTCCGCTCCAGAGAGAGCCGCTTTATATTCGGAGGGTTTGGTACGATCCGCCATTATTCTAAGTCTCTGTCTCGCCTAGGGCTCGTATGATCGCGCCCAGCGTCCACGCCGCCGCCGCGAAGGCTATAACCTCGTCTCCCGGACTTTTAGGATCCCGGCTCTTCTTTTCTGCTACGCTCCGCTCGATCTCCAGAGCCTTCCTAAATTTATCTATATCCATTATTTTTTCCTCTTCTGAAATCCTCGCGACGGGAGCTTACGCTTAGGCCAGCGAGATCCGCCGTTACTAGCGCCAAATGAGCGCCCTTGTATCTTCAGTTTTTTTCTAGGCTTATAGTCCGCTTCTCCGTCGAGCTCCCCAGCGGCTCTCCTATGGCGGCGGATCTTCGCTTCTCTGGGCGTCTCTATAACAGAGGCTACGGCGGCGTTGCATGAATAATGCCAAGGCCCGCAGTTTCTCCGGGTATGGCCTCCGCTATGAGCGAAATTAATCATATGGCCTAGGACGCAACTATCCGGATCTCTCCCTCCTTTGGTAACGTCCACACGTCGGAAGCAATGTGGACAAGTCCAGTTATGCTCCTCGTAAACCTCGATAGGATCGAAGTCCTCGATCTCGATAAGAGCCCGCTTAAACTTTGGGTCGCTGATATTGTCGTTAATTGCCTTTAGTGCGACGTTAATCTTCCGGGCTCTTCCCATATGAGCGCGTCCATTACGACGGAGCCGGGCAATCGTGCCGGGCTTAAGGTGTTCTATATCCTCCCGCGATAAAGGGAGATCCGGATCTAAATGGAAAGATCCTGCCTTGTTTAAATAATTAACTAAATCCTTATCCACGCTCCCAGATCTCCCGATAGTTAAGAGCGGCCTCTAGCATTTTAAGACAGGATCTCGCGTCCGTGTAGGCTCCGTCGTTAATGGTAAAGCTCGCAATTATTCCAAAGAAATTTACAGATCCAAAATGCTCCAGAAATTCGATCCCTTTAGGGTGGATCCCATGTTTCCAGCGAGGGGAGCCGATATAAGGGATCTCTACAAATTTGGTTATAGTTTGCGCCATTTACCTCTCCACACGGAGACGCACTATATCGTAGCTGTCTTCGAGCCCTCCGTCGCTCCTCGCTTCGTGGGCGTCTGTCTCGTTAGTGAATAGAGTAGGAATATGTCCTGTCCCGGTTAAATTCCAGTTTCTATATAAGCCGTTTCCTACGTCTGAAAACTGCGCGAAGACTTTAGTCTCCGGATGTTGTATTGCTATTAACATAGCTTAAACTCCCATGATTAAGATTATCCCGACGAGAAAGGCTCCGACGATATACCAGAAGCGCTCCTTATTATTCCCCGGACGTATAGCCATTTATCCGCTCTCCTCCGCTCTTCTCTGATTGTGAAGCGCCTCGATCCTCTCGTTAAACAATTTAGTTAAATGGCGGCGTTGCGGCTCTGTTAGCTTCTCATACCATGCCGTAACTTTCTCCCTCTCCCATTGTGTCAGAAGATCCTCCGCTGGGACGCCGTCCTCGTTTATAAACTCTATCCAGTCCTTAGCGTCTGGCGTTAGTAACGGAGTGTCATTCTTTTTCGCTTTACGTTTGGTTTTAGGTTTTGTTTTTTTCTTAGTAGCGGCGACGGAGGGGGTATCGTCCTCTGTCGCCGCCTTCTTCTCCTCGACGTCTGCCTTGTGGGAAGCAACGTCTCCGGGAGAATTCTCTTTATCAAGAGGCGCGATCTTGTTTAGCACGTCTCCAGTAAATACGCAAAAGACACCTTCGTCGTTAAGAGCTGGCCTCTCCTGCTTCCCGTCCGGGAGATCCGGATCCGGGTTAATTATGACGTCTCGATAGACGCGATATGTAACCTTACGGAAATAGATAACCTCCGGCTCCTCCGGCTTTAGTCCGGGCTCTGTCGTCCCATAGAAATCAATAAAGGCCGCGAGATCCTCGTCGAAGTTAAGAGGGTTTCCGGAGAGAACGAGCTTTTTCTCGCTCTCCTCTACGTCTCCGCTGGCGCTATCCACGATAACGGCGTCTTCTATGTCTTCGCTCACTTCGTCCTCGTCGCTCTCTATGGGCGTTTCAGGGGCGTTATGCTTGGCGAGCTTTTGCTCTAGTCGAGAAGGAGCTTCCGCGTCTAGCGCATCCAGTCGGATCGTCATAGCGTGATCCTCCATTTCTTCGACGACTTGCAATCCGTTCATTTCATCGGAGCAAGCGTCCCGGACTGCCCAGCTTATAGCTCTCCTCCAGATCATGCGCTCCGGGTATTTATACCAAGGGCTATCGTTAGCCGTTTCATAGGTTCCTCCTCCGTGCTCTCTTTTTTTGCGGCGCGTAACCATTGGCTCCGTTTCCCAGAGCCCGGCTCTCTTCGCCATATCGACAGAAAAGGTTCTCGTTATCACGCTCCCAGTATCTTTCCGCGTTATGGTGCAAGTGACTTTGTAGTCTCCGCCTTCGACAGATCCTTCGAATTTCTCTTCGAGCTTATGCCCGGCTCTATGTAGGATCGCCGTTAATCCGTCCGCGTAGACGGAGGGCTTATCGTTTATAACCGTGATATTCGAGAGGGACTGGGTCGCCGTCCAGCCCATATCTTGCCCCATCATAAGGACATAGAGAAGAGACTTCGCGCTCTTGATAGACTTAGGAGCTATTTTAGATTGGAATAGCCTCTGCGCGGTTTCCCATAGATCCGCGCTCTCCTCGACAGCTCCTATAGTCTGCGCGGGTTTCCTTACTGCTACTGTCGTGTTGTTTTTCTCTGTCATGGTGTAACGATCCTCATTTTACCATCTAAGTTAGGAAGCTCTCCGGAGTTAATCCGCTTATCGAGCCTCTCTATCGTCCGCCTCGAATATCCGGGCGGATAATATTTAACGATCTCGTCCGTGTAGCCGTCCCATTCGCCGCCCATTACTTGGCGTCCTTTTGCGAATTGGTTAGCGCCATGTAGAGCCAAGGCCGCGAGTTTGTGCATGTGATCGTTACCGAGCTCCATAACTGTTATTCCGTAAGGAGGGAGTGTCTTCTGGAAGACGAGGACGAAGTCTAGATCTCCAAAGTTCCAGTTAAACAAGCGACAGGCGACAAAAGCACAATTCGCAAGCTTCACGTCATAACCGTTATTCTCTATCGCTTTAGTGCAAGCCTCCGGCGAGTTATCGTAGCAGGTCTTATAGTCGCTAAATATGTTATCCGCGATCCGGACTTTATTCGTTTTCTTATCCTCGTAGATCGGAAGCATATCCGGACGAGCCTTTAAAACAACGCCTAGCGCGGTTTCCATAAAGAGAGAGATCTCCGGCTCGCCTACTTCAAACAGCGTACTAGCGAGAGAGTGTTTAAGGATCCGTTCCGCCATTGCGTCGATATGGACGACGTCGCTCATAGCGATAGTGGTTAAGCCTTTTTGATATTCTTGAACCCAGCGCCAGTGTTTAGCGTCCTCGCTCCTCCACGTCTTCCATTTAGAAGGCCGGGGAATATAATCTTCGATCCATTTTTGAGGCTCAAGGATTTTAGTATGGGCGGCGGTTCCAAATCGGAAGGCGTCCTTATGGAGCTTAACGCGGCTCTTATCGTCTTGGTTTTTGGGATTGTAATAACTGTCCTCCCAGTATTCCTCGCCATTCTCCGCGAGTTTGAAAGCGTCCCCGGAAGAGACGCTCTCCTTCCAAGCGCAATCACTATGATATAGAGGGAGCGGCATCCTGTAGAGGCCCGGCTTAGTGACTTTCTCGTCTATAGCGAGATCTGTTATCTTTAATATTTTACCCATTATAACCGCCCCTCCTTCCGGGCTTCTATATATATTATTTCCTGTAAGCTATCAGTTAGGACGGACGCGATATCTTCCGGCGTTTCTTTAGTGTCTTTCACGGTTTTGAGATATCCGCGTACTGCTAGAGTTAGGCCTATATAAGTTTCCAGACTGCCAGACTGGAAGCTCTCCGCATTATCTCCAGCCCATAAACTCTCACGCCGCTCCTTTACTAAATTTTGAACCTCAATAGTGACTACGTCTTTAAATGCCTCAGAAAACACCATATCCGCGACGCCTATCTCTCTTCCCGGCGGATTAACTTTTAATATTTTATCCATTATTTTTCCGGCCTCCTATAAGGTTCCAATATAAACCGCTAACAGGAAGAGCCCGACGGAAAAGATCCCGGCGGCGATATTTTTTATATAGGAAGGTCGATTTTTCACGTCTTCGTCTTATCCTGTTTTTGGTCGCTGAAGATCCTCTACTCGAAAAGATATAAAACCGTCAATATAAAAAATAATTATTTTTATTATTGCGTATATCCCGAATATATACTAACGGAGCTTCGTTAATTCAGGAAAACAGGACGAAAAAATGGCGACCAAAAAATATCATACTATGAAAAGTTTGAATATCCCGGATCCTCTCGTAGAGCTTATCCAAGCAATCGCGACGGAGGAGGGACGGAGCTTTACAGCTCAGGCGATCCGCTTTTTAAAGCAAGGTGCAGAGCGCTATAATCCATAAAATAGAATACGGAGATCTCTCTCCATATCCGCGCGCGGCGGATCCGCGTTTATTTTTCTAAAGGTGAAACTATGGAAAAGACAGATGTAGACGAGTTCGTTAAGGCGAATTTTCCGGATCTCGCGGAACATGCCAAATGGATCGACGGGTTAACCCGGATCCAGAAGGAGATAGCGAGCGAGAAAGGGATCTACGCCCGGAAGATTAAACCGCTTCAAGAAGAGCGGCGGGATCTCCTCAAGGACGCTCGTAAAGAAGGCGTCGACACGAAGGCACTAAAACAGCTTAAACTTGTTTTAGACTTCATGGATAAGAACGTCGTTAACGTACACGACAAGATAGGAGACGACGCTGGCGACACAGTTAAGGCTATGTTCGATCAATTCTCTCTCCCCTTCTCGGAATTCCGTCCGGGTAAGGATCTAGTCGCGGAGGCTAAGGCAAAATACAAAGCCTCCGAACAAGAGCGGAAGGATAAACTAAAAGCGGCTAAGGCCGCCAATAAGAAGTCCAAGCCCGCGACAACAAAGAAGGCTCCACAGCCCGTCTCTCTGGAGACCGCCGCCGCTAAAACGGCGACAGGTCAAAAGAACGCCAAAGAGACGGCGGAGGCTTAGTCTAATGGGGAAGCCTGTCTTAGATCTATGGTTTCCCTATGCCTTTAAAGGGAAGGGGCGAGCGCTCTTCCGGACAGTTCCTAGGAATAAGGACGTCCCTTTCCATATACACGAAGTCCCAGATCCTGAGAGCGAGACAGGATTTAAGTCGTTAAAACATTACTCGCTAAGATCCCTCCGTCCTATGGCTTACGGATCTACGACTAAAGAATTCGAGGACATGATAAAATCAGAGACAGAGACGCAAATCTCCGCCGCGAGAGACTTCCAGATACTCCGGGGAGCTGTTTCCGTCGATTGGTGCGCATATTACGAGCCGCCTCTCCAGCCTAAGCATAATCGCATGGCGAAGGTAATGGGGGAAGTGGCCTATCTTAAGAAGCCGGATAAAGACAATATCGAGAAGCTCCTTAAAGACGCACTTAATACGCTCGCATATACGGACGACGTTCAAGTCGTATTTGGGACAGGCGCGAAGATTTACAGCGAAAGAGAAGGACTTCGCGCTCGCGTTAAGGCCGTGGATCCTCTGGAGGTTAAAGCTTGGGCGGACAGTGTCTTCCCATGGACGAACAAAGAATTTAAACTGGAGCCATGATATGACAAGCAAGCAAGAGCGGAAGGCATCAACGAGTGAATATGGCGAGCCTTGGGAAGTTAGGGAATTTGCGCCCGGCGAATTATACCCCGTTAAAATAACCAACAATAACGGAGCCGCTGGGGTTTGCGCTATGTTTAAATTACCATATTCCGGGCCGCAAACTGCTTTGGGAATTAATTGGAATGGTGTTGAAAAAAGAGCCGCCCGGATAGTCCAATGCGTCAACGTCCTATCTGGCAAGAACCCCGATAAGCTTGACAGGTTAATCAAAGCTACAGAGGAGGTGGTTTGTTCAAGTAGGCCCGTTCCTAGCCACATCATGAACGAGCTTCAAAATGCCTTAACCGCATATAACAGAGTTTAAGCTGGAGGTTGGATAATGGACATTTTAGCAGAATTAGAACGAGCGCAAGATCCTAGCGTATCGTCAGTTAATCAGATTAGGATTATGAAGTTAGCGCGAGAAGAGATCCTCCGCCTTCATAATTTAGTTAATACTCCGGAGACAGACGATTTTATTAAAGCCGTCGTCCGGGAAGCGGAACACCAGAAACTCCGCTGGGGGCAAGCTCACGATAATGTCAAAACTGTTTGGGATTGGTTTTGGCTTATAGGCTATCTGTCCCAGAAGGCCGCCGCCGCCACATCACGAAATAAGCGCTTGCATCATATAATAACAACATCCGCCGCGTTAAAGAATTGGTATGAACGGGAGCGCGGTTGATATGGTGTTTTCAATCTCTCCACAACAGCAAAGCGTCTTCGAGGTTATCCGGGACAACATAACAGAGAGCGGCTCCGCGCCGTCGTATGACGTAATTAAGGACGTGCTAGGGATAGGATCGAAGTCCAGTATTCATAACGCCGTCGTCGCTCTGGAGGAGGCTGGATATCTCCGCCGCCTCCCCGGAAAGAAGAAGAGTTATGAGATCTTGTATTACGGCGAAGAAAAACAAGATACCTTAAGTAAGATCCTCGACGCTTTACTGGATCTCGACGAGGAGCTCGTAGAGAGATCTCTCGACATATCTCATAATCGCCGGAGCCGCCGGGCGATTAATAAAATGACTAACGACCACGCATGGAATTTTATTTCCAAGGTCAGAGAGTTTACAAGATGAGTTACGGCGACGAATATATCCCTATAGGCGACGAGGATCTTAAAAACGTCCCCCAGTCACAAGAGGCGGAACAAGCCGTCTTAGGAGCTCTCCTAGCTAATAATCTGGAAGTCTATCCAGAGATAAGAGATCTCGTCCAGCCTAAGCATTTTTACAACCCTATTCATGTCGATATTTGTAACGTGATTTATAACCGCTCACGCCGCGCGGCCTTGGCGGATGCTATATATTTAAAAAATCGTTACGCCAGAGACGAGCGACTATTAGATATAGGCGGCGTGGAATATCTCGCTCTCCTTCTCGATAACTGTCCTCCATTATCTACAGCGCCGGATTATGCTCGTCTTGTCGTTGAAATGGCGGGGCGGCGAGAGTGCATAAGGTTTGCCCAAGATATCCTTAAGGCCTCCAGAGATCGAGACAGCGACGATATGGCGGCGGATATCATATCTAACGCTAGAAAGGAGCTCTCCGCTATCGAGGGCGTCCTCCCCAGCGATACGTCCTTTATAACACTAAAAGAGGCGTCTTATAATTCTATCTCTGTAATCGGCTTAGAGAGGCCTATGGGGCTTCCAAGCTCTTACGCCGCGCTTGATGCAAAGCTCTCTGGTTTTGGCCGTGGTAAACTCTCCGTCGTCGCTGGGCGGCCTTCTATGGGTAAAACGTCCCTCGCGACGAATATCGCTCGTAATATCGCTAAGGGGATCCCTTCTCTGGACGACGAGAGCCTCCCCGGTAAAGTTGGCTTCTTCACTCAAGAAATGCCCGCGCTTGAATTAGGAGAAAGAGCCGCTTCCGCCGCCGCCGGGAAGACGTTTGGGATAACATATAACAAAATTGCTAAACACGACGTAGGCCCGGCTAGAAGAGCTAAGCTCCTCGCGGCGACGGAGAATATTCCGGAGGGGATCATCTTAGACGAGAGCTCTGGGCTAACTCACTCCCAGATAGCTAAGAGATCTCGCGCTATGGAGAAGCAATTAGGCGGCCTCGATATGATCGTCGTCGACTATCTTAACCTAATGAGCGGAAAGGATTGCGAGGATCCAAGGAACGACGTTAAATACTATGCGGAGATATGCCGGGAATTAAAAGCTCTGGCGAAAAAGATGGATATTCACGTAATGCTCCTCGCTCAGTTATCGCGAAAGACGGACGAGCGAGAAGGCCGCCGTCCCCAGATCCAAGATTTAAAAGGCTCCTCCGGGATCGAGGACGCGGCGGATATAGTCCTATTATTAACCCGGAAGGAGAAAGTCTTGATAGACAGCGGAGAGCCTTCTAACGCGGAAAAAAAGAAAACCTATTATCAGGATATCGCGGACAGTAAAAACAAAATGGAGGTAATAGTAGCGAAGAATAAAGGCGGCCCGCTGGGCTCGACTATGCTTAATTGCTTCCTCCCTTACGATATTATAACGGAGCTCTCCGACGAGGACGGCCAAGGCTTCGACGAGGATCTCCCATTTTAATAGATTTGACAAAAGAGGCATTTATAGCGCAATGAAAAACCCGCTCCTAGGGGCGACCAAGAGCGGGCTTAAATGTCTTCAGGATAAAGACGACAACTTACAAGCACACATGAAAAGGCAGGTAAATTATGAAAAACTATATAAGGGCTCAATTTGAGCTATGCAAGCTATATATAGGGGTTTCCCTATGAGCTGGGAAGTAACCGCCCTCATTAGATCCCGGAAAGCGGGCTCTCCTACAGCTAAATCTATTCTCCTCGTCTTCGCGGACGTCGCTAATCACGACGGCGGTGGAATATGGCTATCTAAGCCGTCAATAGCGGCGGAGACGGAAGTGGGGATAAATACCGTCCGGAGACATATTAAAGATCTCGTCGCCAGAGGGATCCTCCTCGAAGTAGGCCGCCGCAAATGCTCTAACGGGTTTACTATCGAATATGATATGGATTTAGAGAAGATAAAATCTCTAGAATTGACACGTCCCAAAATGGGAGGGGTATCGCTAGAGGGGGGTGACACTACTTCACCAGAGGGAGGTGACACTCCCTCACAGGAGGAGGCTAACAGTAATAAACAATCCGGGAAAGATCCTTCCGAGAAATCTATTAAAGATATATTCGAAAAGCTCTGGAAAATAGTCTTAGATAGCACTCCTACGGAGATTAAAGGGCGTCATAGTAAAAAGAAGGCACTCGCCGCAATGAAGCGGATCGCGACACGCAAAAAAGAGCCTATACCCGCCTCCCGGATTGCCCACGCCTGTCTGTGGTTTTATTCAATGCCACAACAACACAAAAAAGATAACTCCGGACAGGAGCGCGGCTATATGAAGGCTTTAGATCGCGTCATAGGTGGCGAGTTGTTTGGAGTTTATCTCGAAAAAGGGGTATATGACCAAGTAAGCACCCGCGAGGAGAGTGAAGCGGCGGCGTGGAAGCTTAGAGCGGACTTCTGTAACAGTACAGGCGGAGAATGGCCTCCAGCGGCTCCAGATCCTAGGACTTGCCCAGCGGAATATAGAAATCTATTTAACGGAGAACACTGGGAGGCCTTAGGATGGAAATAAAGCGAGGAGATATTAAACTAACTGCAAGACAGGCGGAATTACTCCGTGAATTGAGAGATTATAAAGAGGAGATAGGAGGTTACGCGCGGCCTATGGACTTAGGAGCGACAGACGCCTCGTATCACTCTCGCGTCCTCGCGCAATTAAGGAAGAAGGGTTTAGTCGAAGTATTTAACCCAAATCATACAAATAAAAGATATATAATAAACGATAAAGGCCTCTCCTTAGTTAAATGAAATATCTTCTCTCATATGACGCCCGTTATCCAGCTAAGGCCGCTCCTGTAAGCGCGTATTACGACGAGGATATAGAGAAGATCGAAAAGATCCTCGAATTAGCGGCTCAGGATTACACCATAACGCGAGAATTAACCGCCGTGATAGCTTCCGGCGTTCAATTCGCTAAAGAACAAGGGGAAGAGCTGGAGAGGCTCCAGAGAGCTCTCTACGCCGCCCAGAGCCGTATAGAGGAGCTGGAGGGGGATCTCGCTACGCGTCCTAAGCGCTCTCCTCGCTGGATCTCCTTATTTAAGAGGGTAAAATAACATGATTAACAACAACACAAAGACAAAGAAGGAGAGGCTCGCTATTGGCCGGGCTTTCCGTAACGCTCGCGAGCGGCTGGGATATAAGAGATCTACTTTCGCCGTCATGCTAAAATTTTCCGCCAAGTCCGGGAAGAAGAGAATAAGCTTAACGGAAAAAGGGTTAAAGCCTGTCACTCCAGAAATGCGGGAGAGCGTTACGACGTGGTTAAAGGACGGTGTCCCGGATCACTTCCCCGCGCCGGATCTGGAGAAAGCTCGTAAAGCGCATATGATGAAATATACAGAATTCAGAAGAAACCAAGCCAAAGGAGAGCTTAAAAAATGGAAACCGTAGACAACGCAAAAGTAGTCAGATCTATAGACGTAAAGCTAGGATCATTAGGAACCTTAATAAAGGCTATGTCTGAAATAGAGGGAGCTCCTATTAACGCCGGAGAGGCGGAGGCGATCCTAGATTATGTCTGTAACCCAGATAACGTGATATTAAGGATCACTCTCGACGGAGCTGTCGCCTCGCTGGCGCTACACGAAGATCTAATCGAGGTCTTATCTGATAACGGACTTCTGGAGGTTTTTACATAATGGGATCTCCAGTAAAATTTGAAGGGTGCAACATGGTTTTTAAGGCTCCTCCGGACGTCGACGACGTCGCGGATCTGGACGTCTTCACTAACGGCTCTCATAACGTCCTAGCCGTCGAGCTTACGGACGAAGAACATAAGGAATATATGAAAACAGGCCGGATCTATGTCTCGATCATATCCGGTTCTCAATTCTTCCCTATATTCGTCGGGACAGAGACGTCGACGCTAGAGCTCCTCGCTCAGACAGGCTCCCCGGCTTGGCCTTCGACGGCGGATCTCGCACAACAGAAGATCCTCCGCGAAATACATAAGCTCCTAGGGGCAGATAAGGCGCGTCGTGATAAATGCCGCCAAGACCCCCAGAGGTTTAACGTGGCTGTCACAGAGATTAAGAGGCTCTTATTCAACACAGTAAAGCCGGGCGATATCCGGCCTATTCTAACTCAATATCTGGAGGCTATAAAATGAAAAGATGCGAAGTATTATTTTGCGAAGGCTCCACACGGGAAAATTACTTGTTTTGGTTTTGCAAATATCATTGGGCGTCAGTCCCTATTAAATTAAAGCGCCTTGTAAGAAAGGCGGAGAAAAAAGGTCAATGGAGTTTATCTAACGCTCTTTGGCAAAGAATACAAAAACACGCGATCCACGTCGCCGCCGGGCTAGAGCCATAGCAAGAGGAGAAAATCATGAAGGGTAAAGAATTAGACGATTACGCTAAGATCGAGGACGACGAGATCCGTAAATATATAACAGCGTTAAAAGCACGCTCCGACGGCGACGTAGAGAAAGTAATGCCCGGTTTATGTAATGCGATAGCGGAGCTAATGCTAGAGCACGCTCGCGCAGTAGCGGCCTTCTCGAATAAGGATTTTAACTTAGCTTTGAGTATGTCTCTAAATACGTTTAATATAATGCTCGTCCAACACTCCGACGAGCTACATAAGGCCTTCGGTAAATGAGCTATCTCGTATGGTGGTTAACAGCTCTCTCTCTAAACGCCGGGACAGCGGCTTTTATAATATCTATCCCTATGATCCTCCGCCATACGCGCCGCCGCTAATGGTTGATCGTAGTGTGTATATTAAATGGTACGGATTAGGGATCTGGAAGCGGCTCCGTAAGCGCCAGCTACAGAAGGAGCCTCTCTGCCATATGTGCAAGGCGGAAGGTTATGTCGTCGCCGCTACAGTAGCTAATCATACCGTCGCTCATAAGGGGGATTGGGATCTATTCGTCGATCCAAATAACCTCGATAGCCTTTGCAAACTACACCATGACAGGGATCAACAGTCATTCGAAAAAACAGGACGTCGGAAGATGCGTTTTGACGACGACGGCTGGCCTATCGAGGAGGAAGTTATCGAGCTTGCCCCGCCTAAAGAGTTGTTCTTTCCAGAGCTAAGGCCTAGCGCTATTCATTTAACTATTTTATATGGCCCAGCGGCCTCCGGGAAGACGACTTACTGCAATAAACATAAATCAGAAAATGACATTATCATTGATATGGAGAGAATAAAATCTCGTTTATTTGGACAGGAGCGCGGCGGGGATTGGTCACAGATAAGGAAAGCGTTACGCCATAGAAACGATATACTAAACTCCTTATCTAATAGGCCGTCTAACTCAAAATACAACGCTTGGTTTTTAACAACGTGCCAAACGCCCGCCGCTCTTAAACACTGGGAGAGAGTGTTAAAACCTAAAGAAGTCAAGCTTATTAAAGCAGCTCCAGAGACGCTCTTTAAAAGAGTATCGGAGGACGCATATCGTCTAAAAGAGGAGGAAAATCAAAAAAATATTATTGTAGAATGGTTTGAGGCATGGGGTTACAAATCGGAGCTCCCAGAGGAATTACTCGCCAAGAGGGTAAAAAAGTAGTAGAGACGCTCCTGTTATGTCTCGATCCAAAAATAAACGCGCAATAGAAGCCGCCGTCCGGGCATGGTGCGCGGAGGATCCAGACAATAGGGTCTATCTGGAATATGTCGAGCGTGGACGGTCTAAACATGACATTGTCCGCGTGAAGGTCTACGGGATCGACATAAAGACGACTGTAGACGGGACGCCCAGAGGCGGCGTAGAAACAGCGGCTAAAAAGGCCGTTAATGGCTTAAATAAAGCCGCCCGGCGTAAGATACAAGCGATCATAGAGGGTAGAGGAAAGATTTACTAATATGAGTGATGATAACTGGAGACAATCTAAACTATATAGGATCTGGAGGCTCGCCGTTATTCTCCTCGCCGGGCGAATATGCGTTATTTGTGATAATACCAAAGAGCTCCACGCTCATCATATTCAATGCGCTAACACCTATCCAGAGCTCCGCTTCGTTGTAGAGAATGGAGCTTGTATCTGTAACGACTGTCACAAGTTTGTGCATAATGACATAGCCGGAGGATATCGTGTTCCTTGTGAGTGGCTCCATTTTAATATCTTAAAAGGATTGCGATATCATAGACGGATCCTCCGCCGTAAAAAGGAGAAGTTAATGAAAAAGGTAGGGTTAAGGGTTTAATATTATGGACGAGATAAATAGAGTAAATCAGGCTTTCGGTCTAATGCTGTTTATCGAGAAGCGAACGACTTTCGATAAGTGGTTTATACTACAATGGTTCCAGAGGAGAAATAGCGCATTTAATGGCATAAGTCCCAGCCTTATGATTAGTCGCGGACGGTTTAACGAGGTAAAAAGGCACGTTATAAAACTTTTGGGATCTGACGACATAGCGAACAATGATATTCTAGATAAAGACGGGTACAAAGAAGAATGAGCGGCGATATAGAGTTTAAAATGATCGAGCTACCCGTTACCATGATAAAACAGGATCCAGCTCTTCCAGAGACGCAACATAACGACGAAGGGACACACGTCCGCGTAGTAGGATGCGCAGAACATAGGCAATGTATAGTGGAGCATTTTCACGGCTCCCTTGTCTTGCATGAACGCGGGAAGAGAGACGGACACTTAATATTCTTAAATCTAGATCAAATCTTCCGTAAAGCCTTCGTCTCGATCCTTAAGGCTAACGACGGAGAGCTCTCTCTCCGGGACGCTCTGGATAACGGTATGGATCGACTGATAACATACGACGACACAGTCGAGACGCTGGAAGAGTATAACGCTCGCTTCGACAAGCACTCTACAAAGTTTTAACCAAGATTAAAAAATAGACACGTAATATAAATCGCTATATAGGCGAAAATAGATAAAGGGACAAATCTTATGCAAACAATCCGCGAAAATGATTTAGTATGGCGTCCAGTCGACTTTCAGGCGCTAGGGCATCAGACCGGTGACCATGTAATGATCCAGAACATAGATCAAAAACACGACGCTTGTTTATACGAGGGCGAAACCGCTCCAGAGAGTAATGATACAGGGGTTCGCTTCCCATCCGGGACGCATTGGCCTCCGTATGAACATGTTATAGGTTCGGATCCGGTTTTTCTAATAGGGCGATCTGTCACGATCTGGAGCGCTGTCTAATGCCGGGCGCTAGAAGATCCTCTTCCGGCACGTCGTCTGCGCCTTCAGTCACTGGTGCCAAGAGCACCGCTGTTATCAACTCAGCGGCGAAACAGACGATTAACTCTCCGGATCCTGTTGTAGTACTAACTGCGGAGATAGAATTAGACACTCCCTCGAAGCTGTTAATTGAGGGCGTTCTTAACGGAGCCTTTCAGCATGTAATGGGACTAGCTTTATATATAGACGACGAGCCCGCTAATCGAGGGACAGGGACTAATACTTGTCACGAAGACACGTTTCAAGTGCAGTTTGGTAATGGTGGGGTCAACTTTATGCAGCCTGTCCCTTATCAGACAGTCACAGAAGAGCTACCAGCAGGAACACATACGATAAAGATCGGCGTCATAGGTCGCTGGGCTGGTGTTTCAAGAGCCATTTATCTTAACGATAGATCCGCAAATGGGATGCCCAGCACATCTAGTCTAATCGTAAGGAAACTATAATGGACACAATAAACAGAGACGCCCTCCTTCAAGATGGGCGAGTTTTTGGGGACTTCTGGTTTAACGAGAGCACAGCTCATACCTTTATGCTCCTCGTTTTATTCGCACAACAAAATGAATTGCAAGAGGTAAACTGGCCTAATAAAGCTCGCGAATGGGTTACTATACCTATCGCTCAGGCCGTCGAGATGTGTAAACAGATTATAGTTACTCTTCAAGCGGTGTATCAGGGGATTGAATAAAATTAAATTCTGTATTATCTAGCTGTTGTGAGGAGCGATCCGCGCCGCCGTAAGGCGTTTACAACAACTACTAAAACAGGAGCGATTTATGTCGCATTTATTCACGGTTAAGGCCGTTCAAAAAACAGACGGTCTAGATACCGTTACAACTCTCCATTACACGACGAAACCTTATATCACTAACAGCGCTAACGGTGGTTATAGAGTACAATTCGAAGACGTTAACGCGGCTCCACATGCTTCGCCTATAATCTTCCTAGTTGGCACTGTTAACCCTCCTAGGGAATGGGTTAAGGAAGGAGAGATAAAAGCCGCTCCGGACGAGGAGTTTTTCGATAATGTCTTTAGAGCGGAGGCTGTCTATATAGAGAATATGGCTGGAGCGACAGTCCAGTCCCTTAAGAGCAATATAGTTAAACCTACTCCCTTCCCGGAAGAGGATCGTCTTAAGAATGAGGCTATCCGACAAGGTACGTTAAAGACTAAGACGGGATCCTATAAATTCTATATCCGTAAGAAGTCTTCGGAGCCTAAACAATATCTCAGCGAAGCCGGAGCGAGCGCTCCGTTAACAACAGATAAAGAGGAGGCTTTATCCTTTACTACTAAGGAGCAAGCGGACGCCTATCTACAAGAGCGCTTTCCTGTCTCGTTACGTGAATTCGCTATTGACAAGATAGAGAGCTAATCTAATCAGAGCTCTCGTTAGTGTCGGACGGCGAGAGCGGAGCGAGTGCAAGCCTCGCAACATATACCAAGGGAAGATATGGAGCCCGCTATAATCAAGACTATAAGGCTAAGGTTTTATAGTCCCCATATCCGGGAGAGTGGAAGGCTCTCAATTTTTCCATTGATTATAAGCCGGGAAACCAAAGAGCCTTAAGCTCCAGAAGACGACGGCTCTCTCCGCCGCCCCTACTCCCTCTCTCTTTTGATCTAAACGAAGCTCCAGATCTGCGCGAGCCCGGCTCTTGTTATGGCGTCTATAGTTGTAATCATGGGTAAGATAGGAGAGGCTTCCTTCGCGCGTATTTATTCCTAACAGTTTGTCTGCGATCCGTGGGATAGAGCCGAAATCTGTTACAAAACCCTCCTCGACTATCCTATCCTCGCCCAGATCTATCTCCTTTAAGACATAGAACAACTCTCTCCCTCCTCTATTATAGGCCTTAAGAGAGACGTAATCCTCTCCATTGATAAGCTTCCCGTAGGCCATAAGACAGCGCTCCCGCGTTTAAATTATTTTTATTCTGTAGCATAGACGGGACATAAAGGGGAGGGGGGAGGGTTAAACTCTATACGTCTTCGACGTTCTAGCGGTGGCTCCCGAAAAAAAATCTCGCCGCAAGATAGCATAGGGGGGGTCGATTTTTTCAGAGAAGCGCGTTAAAGGCAGATATGCCCGGCCCAAAAAAAGAACCTACGTCCTTAAAACTCGTTAAAGGAAATCCCGGAAAGCGCGCTCTTCCAAAGAACGAGCCTAAACCTAAGATCCGTATTCCGACGGCTCCCGCTCACCTTGCGTCTTATGGGAAAACAGAGTGGAAGCGAGTTTGTAGGGAGCTCTTTAATCTAGGTTTATTGTCTGGCGTGGATCGCGCCGCCTTGGCCGCTTACTGTCAATGTTATGCTCGCTGGAGGAAGGCAGAGGAGGAGTTAAATAAGCTGGCTCGCTCTAAAAAGTCTATTCACGGCGGCCTTGTGACAGAGACGACAAACGGAAACTTAATCCAAAATCCTCTTGTCGGGCTCGCAAATACAGCCATGAAGGACATGATAAAATACGCGGCGGAGTTTGGAATGACGCCTAGCGCCAGAACACGAATAGAAGCAAGCCCTCTCGTCGACGACGAAGAGGATCAAAGCGAATTCTATGGCTAAGAAGAAAAAAGAGATCAACTTCGCAAGGCTCTATGCGCGGGACGTGATGAAAGGCGTCGTCGTCGCTGGCCCGCATGTAAGGAACGCGGCTCGCCGCTTCCTCGCGGATCTAAAGCGGAAGGATATTACTTTCGATCTAACGAAGGCTCTCCGCGCTGTCCGGTTTATCGAGAGCGAGCTCCGCTTAAGCGAAGGACAATTCGACAAGCAATCGTTTAAATTAGAGCCTGTCCAGAAATTTATAGTAATGAATATCTTTGGATTTTTTAAACCTAACGGACGCCGCCGCTTCCGCCGCGCGTTTATTGAGATAGGAAAGGGCAACGGGAAGAGCCCGCTAGCCGCCGCCATTGGCCTCTATGGATTAATGTCTGATAACGAGCCGGGAGCGGAGATCTACAGCGCGGCCTCTAACTTAGATCAAGCGAAGATCCTTTTTAAAGACGCCTGTAAAATGGTTAGGAAATCTCCGGAGATCTCGCGCCGCGTCCACATATCCGGGAGCGAGGGATCGGAGACAAATATCGCTTACCTTCGTAAAGGATCCTTCTTCCGCCCAGTCTCTAAAGGCTTCGCTAAGTCTGGAGCTGGCCCGCGTCCACATATGGCCTTAGCGGACGAAGTCCACGAAATGACGTCTCGCAAAATCCTAGAGCAACTAGAACGAGGATTTAAGTTTAGGCGTAACCCTCTCCTCCTAATGATTACGAATAGCGGAAGCGATAGGAATTCTATTTGCTGGGAGGAACATTCCCACGCGATCCGGGTCGCCGCTGGTAACGTCGACGCGACAGACGAGGATCCTCACTATCTAGGTGAAATCATAGACGACACGACTTTCGCTTATGTCTGCGCGTTAGATCCCGGCGACGATCCTCTTACAGATCCTTCTTGTCATATAAAAGCTAATCCGCTCCTAGGTGTGATCTTAGAGGAGGATTATCTAGCAGGTGTCGTTAATCAGGCTGTAACGCAACCGGGAAAACTTAACGGGATCCTCCGTCTTCATTTCTGCCAATGGACTGACGCTGTTAAGGCGTGGATGCCACGTAAGTCTCTGTCGCCTATTCTTAAGAAATACAATCCAGCGGAGCTCCGCTTTCGGGATCTACACGCTGGGAAGCGAGCCTATCTGGGTCTGGATCTATCGCAGTCTCGCGATCTAACAGCGAAAGCTATAGTCGTCCCTACTGGATTTAAGCAGATCACAAAGAGGAATAGAGAGGGCGAGATCATAACGAAAAAGAAACCTACTTTCGACGCATGGGTCGAAGTCTGGACGCCGCTCGATACGATGGACGCCAGAGAGCAACGCGATCAAAAACCCTATAGAAAATGGTATGACGCCGGATATATCAGGGCATTACCGGGGAAGAGAATATCTTACTTTGACGTAGCGCAATCCGTAGCGGACGACGTCCGGGATTACGATCTCCAGACTATCGCTTACGATAGATACGCCTTCGAGCGCTTCGAGGACGAGCTCCGGCTTCTCGCGTCGTCATACGACGTTATAGAGCACCCGCAGGGCGGTATTAAAAAGGGGAAGGCTAACGAGGCTATGATCGAATATGGCATAGCTCAGGGCAAAGCAGAGAAGGATATAAAGGGCTTATGGATGCCGCAAAGTGTCCAGCTTCTCGAGGAGCTTATTTTAGAGCAAAGGATCCGCTTGTTTAGTAACCCGGTTTTATTATCTGCTATCGCCGCCGCTGTCCCGGCGCATGATCGCTGGGGTAACTATTGGCTCGATAAGGAAACAAGTCTCAATAAAATCGACGCCGCTATAGCCTTGTGCATGGCGACGGGAGCGGCTATCACTTTAGAAACGACGCGGGGCGGAGGTGTCGAAGATTGGTTAGAAAGTTTTTAGCTATGAGTATCTTGTCTCGCGGTTTTGGTTACTTACGAACAAAGTTAAGAATAGACACGTCGGAGGGATATTATCCCGGACGCGATCCGTTTATCCGTCCTCTTACGCCGGAGACAGTCTTAGGCTTGTCCGCTGTCTGGGCTAGTCAGATAGTGATTGCCGGGACGATATCTACGCTCTCACTGGGCGTCTTTAACGCAAAGAAAAACGGCGAGATCCAGCCCGCTACAAATCATCACTTGTATAATATTTTAAAATCAGATCCTAACTTCGATCTAACAGCACCGGAATTCTGGGAATATATGGCGAGCGCCATAGAGCTACACGGAAGCGCCTACGCGCGAATAGTTCCCAGCGTCCGCGAAGGGGAGATCTCCAGCCTTCTCCCGGTTAATCCTGCTGTCGTAACAGTCCGGAGGCTAAGATCTACAGGACGCCTAGAGTATAGCTATTACGACGCGGAGACTGGGACACAGCGAAAAGTTGCGCAAGATAAAATGCTTCATATTCGCGGAGCCTTTCCTACGGCTCTGGGAGGACAGTC